TCGGAGACCGAAGCTCACGCGCTCGCGCTGGCCGACAACAAGCTCGGCGAGATCGCGACCTGGGACGACGCGGGCCTTGCTGCGGTGTTCGCGGAGTTGGAGGCTGACGGCGAGCCCACCGCTGGGCTCGGCTGGGAGGCCGACGAGATCGACGCGCTCCTCGCCAGCGACCGCTCCGCCGGGCTGCCCGAGCCCGAGGACGCCGCGCCGCCGCTTCGTGCCGAGGCCGAGAGCCGGGTCGGAGAGGTCTACGAACTCGGGCCGCATCGACTGGCCTGTGGCGACTGCGGGGACGCCGACGTCTGGGCGCGGCTCCTGTTACCAGATGAGCGGCTCGACATGGTCTGGACTGACCCGCCGTATGGAGTATCCTACGTCGGGAAGACAGCCGAGAAGAAGACGATCAAAAACGACTCACTGACTGCGCCGGAACTCCGGGAGTTCCTCCGTATCCGCCTGGGGATGGCCGCTGCAAATTGCACCGCCGGCGCCGTCTGGTATGCAGCGGCGCCGGCGGCGCCGCTGCATTACGAGTTCGCTACGGTGCTCTTGGACCTTGGGATCTGGCGACAAACGCTGATCTGGGAGAAGCAGTCGCTGGTGCTCGGGCACTCGGACTTCCACTATCGGCACGAGCCGATCTTCTACGGCTGGATCCCGGGCGCCGCGCACCATGTACCCGAGAGCCGGGCGTTGACAAGCATCCTCCAGTTTGACAGGCCGACCGCATCAAAAGAACATCCGACTATGAAGCCGATAGCTCTCGTGCAGTTCTGCATCGAAACATCATCCGACCCCGGCCAGATCGTCGGCGATCCGTTCGGCGGCTCCGGGACGACGCTCCTCTCCGCCGCGGCATCGGGCCGCATCGCACGAACGATTGAGCTTGACCCGGTATACTGCGACGTGATCCGCCGTCGCTGGACCAAGTACGCGCAGGGCGCCGGGCTTGACCCCGGACCCGGTGCGCTGGAGTAACCATGAACACCCGGCACATCCCCGGGAGGAAGCGCGGCCCGGTCATACTCCCGGAGGTCGCGAACGCTATATATCAGGCGGTAGCCCTGGGCGCTTCGCAGACGGTAGCCGCGAAGGCAGGCGGCGTTGCGCTGTCCACGCTCAAGGCGTGGCTCCTGAAGGGCCGGAACGGGGAGGAGGCGTATATCGACTTCCTCAAAGGCTACGAGAAGGCCGAGACGAAGTGCGACATGTCGGCGCTGGCGTCCATCATGTCCGCAGCCAAGAATCGCGACTGGAAGGCCGCGGCGTGGCTGCTCGCCCGCCGGCATCCCGAGGAGTACGGCGAGGTCGTGCGCCAGGAGCACCAACTCGCCGTCACCGGGAGCCTCGACCTCTCCGGGCTCTCGCCGGAGCAACTCCGCGCCCTCGCCTACCCGACCCCGCTCCCGACGCTGAAAGATGAATAGCCTCCCTGAAGCGCAGCTTCAGGCGCTACGCACCAACGCGCAGGTGGAGCTTGCCCGCCGGGGCGCCGCTGTCGGCCGCGGGCTCCTGGAGTTCGTGTACCTCACGCACACCCGCGAGCCGTATCAGGCCGGCTGGGTCCACGCGGATCTATGCCGGAGACTCGAGAATTTCAGCCGCGCCGTCGCCGAGGGTCGAAGCCCGCGCCTGATCATCACGATGCCCCCGCGCCACGGAAAGACGGCCATCGTGAGCCAGCGGTTCCCCGTCTGGCATCTGGGGCAGCACCCGCATCATGACGTGGTCTGCGCGTCCTACGGACAGTCGCTCGCGGACGAATCCAGCCTCCTGGCCCGGAGCATCGCGCAGAGCGACGAAGCCCGCGCGGTCTTCCCCGATCTGGGCCGCCCCATCACGACCGCGAAGTCCCGCGCTCACCCGGCCGGCGCCGAGGTCACCCGGATCGACCGCTGGACCCTCCCCGCAGGTGGCGGCTACCGATCCACCGGCGTCGGCGGCGGGCTCACCGGACACGGCGCCAACATCCTGATCATCGACGACCCGATCAAGAACCGCGAGGAGGCGGAGTCCCGCGCGAACCGGGAGGCGGTCTTCAGTTGGTACCGCTCCACCGCCTACACCCGGCTGGCGCCCGGCGCGGGAATCATCGTCATGATGACCCGGTGGCATGAGGCGGACCTCGCCGGTTGCCTGCTCGACCACGCCCGGCAGGGCACCGGCGATCAGTGGGAGCTGGTCAGCTACGAGGCCATCGCGTCCCGCGACGAGCCGTACCGCAAAGCCGGCGAGGCGCTCCACCCCGAGCGGTACCCGGTGGCGGTACTCGAAGCGACGAAGCGCGTTCTCGGGACCTACGACTGGAGCGCGTTGTACCTCCAGCAACCGCGCCCCAGCGGTGGCGCGATCTTCCAAGCGTCGTGGTTCCGCCAACACGTCCCCGGTCGTCCGCAGAACGTGCCCATCGATTACACCGCGCTGTCGGTGGATTGCTCATTCAAAGGCAGCAAGGACAGCGACTTCGTATCGATCCAGTTGTGGGGTAAGAAGGGCCTGAAGTCGATCCCGCTCGACCACTTCCACGGCCGGATGGACTACGTCACCTTCCGACGCAAGCTCATCGAAATGCTGCGTCGCTGGCCGTTCTCGCGATACGCGCTCATCGAAGCGACCGCGAACGGCCCGGCGATCATGTCGGACCTCGGCGAGATCCTCCAGGGACGGAGCCCAGACCCGCAGTTCCAGAACATTCCGCGGATCCCGCTGGTCCCGTTCAATCCCGGTAAGCACGGGGACAAGGTCGCCCGCGCCCGGGCGGTGACGCCGCAATTTGAGTCCGGCCTCGTCGAGATGCCCGACCCGCAGTTCGCGCCGTGGCTCGCCGCCTACGAGTCGGAGATGTGCGCGTTCCCGTCCGCAGCCCACGATGACCAGGTGGACGCGACGACGCAGTTCCTGATCCACAGCCGGGACGAATCGCTGGACCCGCGCACCGCGCTTGACGCCATGACGCGCGCCCTCCACGGGCGATAGTACGGGGTAGACTGACAATCGAGGTCTACATGGCGAAGACGAAGCAGCCCCCCGCAGTCCGTAACGACTCATGGCCGCAGCCCAACGGCCAAACCCAGGCGGGAAGCATCCTCAACGGGCTATCGGGCCTCGGCACCGGCGGCGACAAGGGCGTAGCCGGGACGCCCAACATCTTCCGCCAGCCCCTGAGCTATCAGGAGTTGACGGCGCTGTTCCGATACAACGCCCTGGCCGCGAAGATCTGCGACCGGCCGGCCAAGGACATGACGCGGGCGGGCTGGACTATCGACGACGACAGCGACGACACCGACCCGATGCGCGAGGAGGATCGCCGGCTCCAGATTCAGCAGCGGGCGCGCGAGGCGGTGCGCTGGGCGCGCGTCTACGGCGGCGCGTTGATCTGGGTCGTCACCGACGACGACATCGCCCCAGACCGGACGGGAAGCCAGGATCTCTCCGAGCCAATCGACCTGTCGAAGATCCGCCGCGTCCGGAACCTCGTCGTCCTCGACTGGTACGAATTCAGCGCCGCGCGCTACGAGACGAACCCGGCCAGCCCGAACTTCCGCAAGCCCTCGGTGTGGTTCGTCTACCCCCGCAGCCCTGGCGGCTCCAGCCCCGGCGGCATGGTTCACGCCTCCCGCTGCCTGTACATCCGGGGCGCGGCGCTCCCGGAGATCGAGAAGGCCACGCGGCAGGGGCGCGACGACTCCGTTTTAGAGCGGGCCTGGGACGCGATCCGCACCCGCACGCAGGTCGATCAGGCCGGCGGCACGCTCGCGCAGGACCTCCGCGTGTCGGTGATCCGGATCGCTGGTCTCGCCGGACAGATGGTCAGCGACACCGCGCAATACCTGCTCTCGCGCTTCACGCTCATGGCGCAATCACGCTCCATCCTCAACACCCTCGTCCTCGGCGACGGGGAGACGTTCGAGAACGTCTCGACATCGCTCGCCGGCTTCGACCACCTGGACGCGATGGCCCGGAGCGCCGTCGCCGCCGCCGCCGACATGCCGGAGCAGCTCCTGTTCGGTGACACTCCATCCGGGCTCAACACGGACGGGGAGTCATGGCGCGTGATGTGGGAGGAGAAGATCACCGGCGATCAGCAGGACGTTCTCTATGAGCCGCTGGTCAAGCTCTACGCGATGCTCTACGCGCAGCAGCTCGGGCCGACGAACGGCCGCACCCCGGAGAACTGGGACCTCCGGTTCAACCCGCTCCGCATCCCGACACCCAAGGAGACCGCCGAGATCCGACGGATGAACGCGCAGACGGATGCGATCTATGTCAACGCCCGCATCCTCCCCGCGAGCCACATCGCGAAGAGCCGGTTCCCCGACGAGGGCTACTCGACCGAGACGCTGCCCTGGGCGGGCGTCGTCCCGGACCCCGCGCAAGACACCGACCCGGAGCCGGTTCCGATCCCCGAAGACGATCCGCCCGCAAGCTAAACAATCCGCAGCGTCGCGCGATTGTATTGCAAAACCGAAGAATCGCGCTACGCTGTTCGCCATGACCCCGACCGCCCGCTTGCGCCTCGACTCCGCGGACACGCCCGACGTGTACCGCGAGGACCGCGCGCCGCTCCCCGCCGGAGTGTGGACCGCGGAAGGGTTCTTCCTGACCACCGCGGACGTGGTCAAGCCCGGCATCCTGGAGTACCGCCGGGCCGATGGCAGTATCCGCCGGGAGCTTGTCCCCGAGGAGGAGCTTCGCGACCCCGCCTCCCTCGCGACCCTGGCCCGCAAGCCGGTCACGCTGGAGCACCCGCGCGGCGGCCAGCTCGTCACCCCAGAGAACGTGGCGGAACTCGGGGTCGGGGACGCCGACGGTGAGGTCATGGTCTCCGACGACGGCTACGTCCGCATCAAGATCGCCGTCCGCCGGGCCGACGCGCTCGACGCGATCCGCGCGGGCAAGCAGGAGGTCAGCCCCGGCTACCTCTGCCGGCTCGACGAGACCCCGGGCGAGCATCCGAAGTATGGCCGATACGACGCCGTTCAACACGACCGGCGATACAACCACATCGCGATCACGGATCGGGCGCGCGGCGGGCGCGACATCCGGCTCCGCGCGGACTCTGACGAGCGGATCACGCCCGCCAATCCAACCCCCGAGGGCAATATGAAAAATCTGGGATTCATCCTCGCGCTTGCGAAGGCCGGACAGGCCGATGTTGCGCGCGCGCAACTGATCGAGGCAGGCGCCTCACGCGCCGATGCGGACGAACTGATCGGCATGGCCGAGGAGGTCGCCGAAGAGGAGGCCGAAGCCGAGTCCATCGAGAAGGTCAAGGCCGCCTACGAAGCTGCTGAGAAGGCGTGGCTCGCGGAGAAGGCCGAGTACGAAAAGAAGATCGACGCCTTCACCAAGGCGGAACCGGCGGTGATGGCGGCCAAGATGGACGCCCACTTCGCCGAGCGGTTCCCGCTGTACAACCGGGCGGTCGCGCTGAAGATGGACACCGGCACCCTCGCGAAGCTCGACAACGCCGCGCTCCGCAAGGCGGTCGCGCTGAAGATCGCGCCGACCTCTCGCGCCGACGCGGACGACTCGTACTACTGCGCGGTGCTCGACCTCGCCGGGACGCTGCGGACGGACTCGCATCTGGAGCCGTTCACCCCGCGCCCGAATCCTGTCGGTACCGCCGCGCGCCAGGACGCCGATAAGGGCGTCATCACCCACAACGATCGCTTCAACGCGATGAAAGACGCGAGCGTTCACGCCGCGAAGGGGAAATAACCCATGCCGATCCCGAACGTCACGAACGCGCAGCAGGCCAATGACATCCGCCCGTTTTCACGGCAAGGCATCGTCGGCGACCTCGCGAGTCTCAATCAGCAGAGCCAGTTCCGGACCCTGCTCAACGTGTACGGCTCGACCGCGCAGGTCAGCACGATCACGGTCGGCGCGGCGCAGAACGACCACGAGTACATCGTGGTCTTCAACGAGAACGTCACCGTCTCCTACACCTCGGACTCGTCTTCGAGCACCGCGGAGATCGCCTCGGGCCTGAAGACCGCCATTGAGGAGGAGCCGCTGGCGTTCGGCCGCGTCACCGTGTCAGTGGCGACCAACGTCGTCACGGTCACCAGCCGCAACTCTGAGGTCGATTTCACTCTGACCACGTCGGACGGCGATCTGACCATCGCGACCCCGACGAGCGGTTCGGGCGGAACGGACATCCCCTTCGGCCGCCTCGTCATCAGCAACGGCTTCAACTCCTACGCCGACGAGAAGGCCGCGCTCCCCGCAGCAGCGCAGCTCGCCGCGCAGGTCGATACCCTCACGGTCACCTACGCCGCGAACGAGTTCTACCTGATCACCATCAGCGTCGACGGGGTCGCCTACAACTTCGACGTGCTCGCCAACACCGACAGCAACACCACGGCGACCGACATCCGCGCGGCCATCAACGCCGCGATGCCCGCCAACACCGTGATCGCGGCAGGCGCCACCAACAGCGTCACGCTGACGGCCGAAGTCGCAGGCAAGGCGTTCGTCTGCTCGGTCGGCGTCCGCTCGGCGACCGTGTCGCGCCTGACCATCGCGCACACGACCGCCACGATCAACACCGACATCAACAAGGTCGCGGCCGGTATCTCGATCCGCTCGCTCCGTGAGGAGTACGCCTCCAGCGGCGCGGTGAGCACCGCCTACCCGCCGGGCGCGGAGCTTCAGGTCGGCGTCGGCTCCTGCCAGGTGTGGGTCAGCAACAGCCAGTCCCCGTCCCGCTCCGATCAGGTGTGGGTGGAAACGGCCGCGGGCTCCGACTGCGGGAAGTTCTACACCACGACCTCCGCGACCCGTCTCTTGCTCTCCGGCGCCCGCTGGGTCCGCGACGAGCGTTCGGACAACAACCAGTCCATCGCCGTCCTGGCCTGGAACTAGGAGCCGATATGCCTGTTCATTACCTCGATATCGAAACCGGCCGCCTTCAGGGCTTCCAGAACGATGACGTTCTGGGCGTCGAGAGCCGTGCTTTCCAGCACATCGCCACCGCGCGTAACCGGTTCCCGAACCTCGGGATCAACACCGCGCTTCGGGCCGTTCGCGCGGACGCCGATTCCCAGCGGCTCCAGGTGCAGATCAAGCAGAACCCCGCGCTGAACTACCGCATCGACGCGGCCGATCAGCATGAGCTTCGGCTCGATGCGGCGGACCTCGGCGCCGGGCTCATCCTGCCCCGTCAAGGGACGTTCCTCTACACGCCGATCTCTGAGCTTCGCCCGACGCTGAACATGGCGAAGTTCCAGACGGACGGCCGCGTGGCACCGGGCGCCACGAACTACAGCCAGCCCCGCAAGGCGATCAGCGGCGAGGCCAAGCTCTACGGGCTCGGCACGCAGGACATCCCCACGGTGAACATCAGCATCACCGAGGATATCCAGCGCGTTCACACGGTCGTGACCTCGTTCGCCTGGGATCTGTTCTCGATGATGGCGACCGACTTCGCCGGCATCAGCGAGATCGCGGAGAAGCGCGCCGCGGCCTACCGGATCATCGACGAGTACACCAACCGCCTCGTCTGGTCGGGCAACTCCGATGCCAAGATCTACGGCATCGCGAACCACCCGGTCATCGCCAAGGGCGTGAGCCCGGTCGCGATGGGGCCGCTCGCCTCCTCGACCCCGGATGAGCAGCTCCAGGAACTGAACCGGATCGTCGATCTGGCCTACGTCCAGTCGAAGCAGGTCTACCAGCCGAACCGGCTGATCCTGTCACCGGGCCTCCAGGCGTACCTGACGACGACCTACCGCGCGAGCGGCACGGACATGACCATCGCCACGGCGTTCCTGACCGGACGCGCCGCGCGCGGGGCGAACCAGATCAAGAGCATCGAGGGCGCGTGGGAACTCGACCAGATCGCGTCGGATCTGGGATTCTCGAACTACCACGTCCTCCTGATGTACAATGACGCGCCTGAGTCGCTCGCCCTCGTGCAGCCGCTGGAGCCGACGGAACTCCCGGTCCAGTTGCAGGTGTTCGACAACAAGGTGTATGTTTACTCCCGGTTCGGCGGCATGAAGTGCTCGCAGCCGGGCGCGAACTACCTGATCTTCATCCCCAAGTCGTAGGATAGACGATGCCCACTCCCAGCGAAAAGAAGCCCGCAACCCCGCGCAAGAAGAAGGTCGCCGCGCCTGCGCCGACCGGAATCTTCCTCGTCCGCAATACCACGGACGAGGAGTGGATCTACGAGCTTCCGCGGTCGGCCCGCACGCCGAGGCTGGGCTCCCGTCTCATCCTCCCCGCCCGCACCACCGGCAAGGAGACCGCCCGGGTCTCCGCCGAGGAGCTGGCCGAGCTTCGCGCGGTTGAGGCGTTCCGCATCTCCGAGGCCGCCGGCCGCATCAACGTCCTCCAGGCCGCGGCCTGATGTCGGCGAGCGAGGACCGCCTCGTCCAGATCGCACCGCAGTATACGGGCGATTCCCGTATCTCGTGGGTTCTGGCGGAGGCGGCCCGCTTTCACGCAGCCGACAATAGCACCTGGGGGTTCGCCTACCAGGATGCCATGTGCTACTTCGCCCTGCATTTTCTGGTGATTCTGGATCAGATCCTGGCCCAGAATACCGCGGCGGGCGGCGGAACTGGCGGAGGGGCGTCGATGCTTGGCCCCGTCAAGAGCCGCGGAGCCCGCGATCTGTCGGAGTCCTACGCCACCCCGGATCTCGCGGCGCTGACGAACGCGCTCGCGGGGCAGGTGCAGGACGCCCAACTGGCGCTGACCCCCTACGGGCAGCGGTATCTGTTCATCCGGAACACCCGGGCTGCGACGAAACCGCTGATTATCCGGGTGTGACATGGCACGTCGCCCCGCCTCCTTCCGCGACACGGACCACGGCTACCGCAAAATCATGGACTCGCTCCGCGCGATGGACGGGTCTGAGGGCGCGGTGGAGGTCGGCGTGTTCGAGGACGCAGGCGTGGACGGCGAGCTGCCCCTGACGGACCTCGCGGCGATCCACGAATACGGCTCCGCAGACGGCCGGATCCCGCAGCGGTCGTTCCTCCGCTCGACGTTCGACGAGAACGCGAGCGGTATCAAGAAGGGCATCGAAGCCGCGATCCTCGAAGGCATCGACGGTGAGCCCGCGCAGGCCGCGGCGTTCGCGCTCCGCACCGGCGAGGAGTTGGTCAAGAAGATCCAGGCCAAGATCCGCGGCGGCATCGCGCCCGCCAACGCCGAGAGCACGCTGCGCCAGAAGAACGGCAGCACGCCGCTCATCGACACCGGCGAACTCATCAACGCGATCCGGGTCCGCATCACGCCCTTCCGCGGCAAGAAAGCCAAGAAGGGGACGCCTGCATGATCCTCGGCCAACGCCCCATCACGCTCATCGTCCGAGCCGCCGGCACCCGCGGGACGGACGGCTACTGGATCCCCGGCACCGAGACGACCTCCACGATCTACGCCGGGGTGCAGCCGTTTGAGGGCGAGGAGTTCCAACTCCTCCCCGAAGGCGAGCGCAAGCGGGATCCGCGCTGGATCGCGACGACGACTGCGATCCGCATCGTCAGCCAGTACGACGCTACGTCCTGCGATCAGGTCGAGATCGACGGGGTACGCTACGATCTTGCGATGGTCGGCCGGGAGTTCGCGGTTATCCCGCACTACTACGCGAAGGCCCTCCGCGTGCAGGAGGCCGAGTGAGCGACCGCAACGAGATCCTCCAGGCGTTCCGAACCTGGCTCAAGGCGTGGTCCTCCGCGACGCCGCTCACCGATGACCAGGTGATCCCCGCCGACGACAACGGCCCGCGCCCGGCGCTCCCCTACCTCACGGTCAAGGTCATCCTCTGGGGAACACAGCGGGGAACGCCGGAGGTCACGCTGACCTGGGATGATCCGAACCTCAACGCGCAGACGCGCACACAGCGCACGGGGACAGTCAACGTCCAGGGGTTCGGCCCGACCGCGCATGAGTGGCTGGAGACGGCCAAGGACACGCTGTTCCTGCCGGATGTTGTGGTGCTGTTCGGCACCGCCGGATTATCCGTGTGGGAGGAGGAGGGCATTCAAGACCTCTCCCGAGCCATCGACACCGGCATCGAACAGCGGTATTCCCAGGACTTCCGGATCGCCTACGGGAAGGTGTCGGGCGACTACCCGGCGGTCCCGGCGCTGATTGTCCGGGTCGAGCAGACGGATCCGTCTGCCGAACCCGAACTGGACCGAACCTACGACATCGAGGTGTGAAATGCCGCAGGGCAACAACGCGAACATCACGGTCAACATCTTCCTCGACGCGGCATCCCGCGCGGCCCGGAGCTTCGGGCTGATCCTGCTGATCGTCCCGCTGACGGCGAACTCGCTCGACGGCGAGCGGGTCGTCGAATACGCGAGCCTCGCCGACGCACAGGACGCGGAGACCGCCGGCTTCATCAGCGCCGACACCCTCGTGGCGATCACCGCGATGTTCGCGCAGCCGACGCAGCCCGAGGCGGTCCTTGTCGGATACCGGAACGACTCGGGCTCCCCCGAGACCTGGGCCGCGGCCATCACCGCGATCCGCGCTCTCCGGGACGACTGGTACGCGGTCGCCATCGGCACGCACACCGACGTAGCCATTGTCGCGGTGTCCGACGCCATCGAATCGATCACCCCCGGTCGCCTGTTCATGGGCCTCTCGACGGACACGAGCTGGCTGGACAGCGGCGTCCCCGCGGGGTTCACGACCATCGTGGACAACGAGCGGACGGCGATGCTCTGGCACGACGACGCCGACAGCGGCGGCGACGCGGCCTACCTCGCGAACCGCCTCGGATTCGACCCCGACGCGCAGTCGGTGCCCTGGCAGTCCGCGCCCCTGATCGGCGTGGCCGAGTACGCGACGCCGATCACGGACACTCAGCGGTCGTTCGCCATCGCGAACAACATCAACATCCTGGCGGACTACGGGTCCTACTCGAACGTCACCGACCCCGGCCGCACGCTCACCGGTCGCCCCGTCGAGCAGATCCAGAGCGGCGACTGGCTCGAAGCCCGCATCAAGGAAGCCATCGCGGATCTCGCTGTCACCCGCTCCGCGCGCGGCCAGAAGATCCCGGTGTCCCCGGTCGGGCAGGGTCTCGTCCAGGGCGTGATCGAAGGCTGGCTGCAACAGGGGGTTGCCGCCGGTCACTTCATCGAAGGCCAGACATCCTGCGTCCCGCAGGACATCACGACCGCGGACATCACGAACCAGCGGCTGCGCTTCAAAGTCGCGGCACAACTCGCTGTCTCCGCGCGACCGTACACCATCGACATCAACCTCCAGCAGACCGCGGTCAACGAGGCATAGGCATAACATGGTAAAGACCTACAACATCGCGGCGCTTCAGCTCTCCCTGGCCGGGCTCACGCTCGACGGCTTCGGCGACTCCGACGCGATCTCCATCGAATTCATGTCCGAGGAGATGTCGTCCTACGCCTCCGCGGACGGGGACGTGGCGGTCGCGGCCAACAATGACCCCCGCCTCAACGTCAAGATCACCCTGCACCAGATGAGCAAAGCCAACGCCGTGCTCTCCGAGGTCTGGCAGACCCAGGCCGCGGCGATCAAGCTCGGCGTCGGCGTGCCGATCACGCCGTTCTTCATGCTCGATCCGGCCAGCGGTGACACCTACCGCGAGCAGTCCGCGGTCATCATGAAGCTCCCCGATGCGGCCTACGGCAAGGAGATCGACACCCGCGAGTGGACGATCCTCCTGCCCTTCGGCAAGCGCAACATGATCCTCGGGGCTCGCCTGTGAGCGCCCCGTTCACGTTCTCGCTCGCCGACGCGCAGGGCGTCGAGCACGCCTACTCGGTCATGCCGCACAACGCGGACGCCGGGTTCGCCCTCTCCGCGCAGCTCGTGGAGTTGGGCATCGAGCCCATCGCCGCGGGCATCGGGCAGGCGCTCGCCGCCGCCGGGCCGGAGGGGATCCGGGGCCTCCTCGACGCGGACGCCTCCGGGCTCCTCGCCTCAGTGGACATCGGCGCTCTCGGGAAGCGGCTCGGCCCGCTGGTCGCGGCGCTCCCGAAGCTCCGCCCCGAGTTGTTCCGGTCGGTGACCCGGGACGGCGCGGCGCTCTCCAGCCCGGTCCACTTCAACGCCGCGTATCAGCGGAACTACGCCGAGTTATACATGGCGATCTGGAAGATCGTGGAGGGTAACGGTTTTTTACCGCTGCCCGGTACATCGCCGGGCGCAGCGTAGTCCAGGCCGATCCGGCCCGGGCCTCGGCCTGGGCTCGCGCGGTGCAGCACGGGATGAACCCTTGGATCTTCCGGGTCGCCATGTCCGAGCCGTTCCGCTGCGAGCCTCACCGGGTCCGGTCCTGGCCACTCGCGGATGTCGTCGCAGCGCACGCCGCCCTCGACGCGCAAGAGGCGGAGCAGCGGTTACAGGAAGCGCGTAGGCAGGCGAAGAAGAAATGAAGGTCCGCGAATTCCTGGTCTACGTCGGGGTCAAGGCCAACACCAAGCCGGTCGAGGCGTTTGAAGCCGCGGTCGGAAAGCTGGAGCTGACCCTGAACCGGATGGCGACCCGCGCCGTCAGCGCCGCCGCGGAGACGCTCCGGGTCGGCGCCGCGGCCCAGACTGCGGGCGGACAGATGCACGGCCCGATCACGCAGAGCCAGGCGCTGGCGATGCGCCTGGAGGACCTCGGCGAGCGGGCCAGCGCCGCCCACGATCACCTCGCGAACGCCACCGCCGCCGCGTCGGACTTTGCCGGCCGCGTCAAGATGGCCGCCGGCGGCGTCCTCGTCCTGGTCGGGGCGATCACCGCCTACACCGGCGCCGCCATCGCGAACGCCCTGGCGGTGGGACAGGACAGCAAGCAAATTGAGGAGCAGGCCAAGGCTCTCGGGTACACGGTCGAGCAGTACCAGGAATTGCGGACGGTCCTCGGGGATGTGGGGATCGACGCCTCGAACATGGCGGACCTCCTCAACACGATCTCCGAGCACGCGCAGGCCGCGGCGAACGGCTCGAAGGAGATGGCAGCGACCTACAAGTTGATCGGGGTCAACGCCAACGACCTGAAGAACAAGCACCCGCAAGAGGTCTTGGAACGCATCGCCGACGGGCTCAGCCACGCGACGAACGAACAGAAGCGGCTCGCGTTCGCCTCCGGCCAGTTCGGCGATGACCTCTCCCGTCACGTCGTCCCCGTCCTTCAGCAAGGCGGCGCGCACCTCCGCGAGCTGATGGAGACCGCGAAGAAGACCGGCGGCGTGCTCTCCGACAAGGGTGTCAAGTCGTCGGCCGCGTTCGCCCGCTCCGCCGGGCTCCTGACCCGCCGGCTGACGGGTCTGCGCCGCGAGGCCGGCGCCGCTCTCGCCCCGGCGCTGCTCATCCTCACCGACCGGATGAACGCCTTCCTCGATACGAACTCCGCGCTGATCCGGTCCTCCATCGTATCGACGATGGAGCGGATCGGGATCGCCCTCGTCGTCATGGGCGATGCCGCCGAGACCGCCGATAAATTCATCCGGAAGGTCGGGGGGTACTCGACGGTCTTCACGACGATGGCCGCCGGCGCCATCGCCCTGACCGCGGCGTTCGTGCTCTGGCAGACGGGCGGCGCAGCCTACGCGGGCGCGGTCGCGATGGGCGAGGCGATCCTCGGCATCGCCGCGGCGCTCGGGGTCGCGGAGTTGTTCGCCGGGATCCCCGCGCTCATCATCGGCGCAGCGGCCGTGTCAACCCTCGTGACGTTCGTGCTGCCCTCCCTCGCGTTGTTCTCCGCGGTCATCGCCGGGATCATCGTGGTCCTGGACGAACTCTGGATCACGTTCTCTGGCGGCGACTCGCTCATCCGACGGTGGGCCGAATCATGGAAGGAGCAGGACAATCTTCTCGGCGCCATCGCGCGCTTGCTCCTCCAGGTGATCGCCGACTTCGTGGCCCTCGGGCGCGTCCTCTCCGCGGTAGGCTCTATCCTCTACAGGCTCGGGGAGGGCGCGCTCGACTTCGCCCAAGGCAAGCTCAAAGAGCTTTGGAAGCAACTTACGACCGTCCAGGACACCCCGTTTACCGCGTGGCTCAAGGGCGTGATCGACGAGTTCACGGCCTGGGACAAGGCGTCGCAGTCCTTGATCGACAACCTCGCGGACCTCTTAGAGAAGATCGCCGCGGCGCCCGATCTCCTCGGCGCCATCGGCGGAGCGTTCGGGTTTAGCGGCGCCCCGAGCCCGGCCACCGCGCCGCTCCCGGCGCCCACTCCCTCCGCAGCCCGGGGCTCACAGCGGCTCTACCAGGGCGGGACCTACAACATCAACGGCGGGGCGATGAGCGCCGCGGAGACCGCCGCCACCGCGCAGGCGCTCCGCGACTCCGAGCACCGCGCCGCCGCGGTCGTGCTCTCCGGAGGTGACGAATGACCACGATACAGCGCCAGGAGGACCTGTCCGTCTTCGTCTTCGACTCGGTCGATTCGGAGCGGTACAGCCCGTCGATCCTCGTCACCGATCACCCCGTGGAGAACGGCGCGCCGGTCACTGACAACGCCCGCGTGGAGCAGCTGGTGATCGTCATCACCGGGCGCGTCTCTCAGACCCCCCTCGCCGCCGGGGTGCAGACGGGACCGGGCCGCGAGAACGCCGCGCTCGCGTGGCTCCAGGCGTCGCAGGGCAAGCTCGTCGACGTGATCTCCACCCGCCGCGGCGTGATCCGCAACTGCCTCATCACGGGCTATCCGAACGAAACCGGCAATTCGCTTCAGCTCCCGCTGACGGTGAGCCTGAAACAGATCCGGATCGCGAGCGCCGACTTCGTCAAGATCCCCGCGGTCGGCTCCAAGCGCCCGACCGAGAAGGGGATCAGCGGCCAGCCCGACAGCGCCGACGCCGGCACGCAGGCCACCCGGCAATCGTTCGCCGCGATCCTCACAGACGGCGTCACCGCCGGGGCCTCTGACCTCTACCACTACGCGACGGGGCAATAATGCTGCTGATTATGCCGGTATTTCCAGATCAGCCGTCGTGCTCCTACGAGATCACCCTGGAGGACGCGAGCTACCGCGCGCGGTTCATCTGGCGCGCCCGGCAACGGTCCTGGTACCTCGACCTCTGGACGCAGGCGGGGGACGCCCTCGCCCTCGGCCGGCGCCTGAGCCCCGGGTTCCTGCCGATCACGCGCGTCGTCGCGGACCTCCCGCCCGGCGTGTTCTACGTCTGGGGCACCGACGGCTACACGCAGGCGGACCTCGGGAACCTGCTTCAACTCTACTACCTGCCCTCCGACAGCATCGAGCCGGCCCCCGCGACCGACGCCCCCGTGGTAGAGCTGACCTGATGCTCCTCTTCGGCCGCCAGGTCTTCGCACAGTTCGGGCTCCCCGGTACGGAAGGGCGCTCGTTCAGGGACCTGCGGATCTCGTTCTCGGCCGAGTTCACCCGGGCCGGCACACCGAACAAGGGCAGCGTCGATATCTACAACCTCGCCCCGGAGAGCCTCCAGGCGATCCAACTCCCCGGCGTCGTGGTCCGGGTCTACGCCGGGTACGACGTGCCCCGGCTAATCTTCAGCGGGAACCCGGTCAAGAACGGCGTCAAGATCCTGCGCCAAGGCCCGGATCGAATCGCGCACGTCGAGGTCCAGGACGGCGGGAACGTCTACGCAGGCGCCCGGGTGTCGCTCAACTTCGCCACCGACACGACGCTTTCCCAGGTCCTCGCCGCTGTCGCCGCGCAGACCGGCCTCCCCGCCGGGGCGATCCGGCCGCCGACCGACATCCACCTGCCCTACGGCTGCACCTACTCAGGCCCCGCCCGCGACATCCTCGACCGGCTCGCCCGCGGGCTCGGCTCCGACTGGTTTATCCGGGACGGCGCGCTCTGTCTGATCGGCTCCGGGGCCGACACCGGCGAGACCGTGCTGGTGATCTCCGCGGACTCGGGGAACATGGTCAACTCCCCGGTGCCCCAGGACGACGGCAAGGTCGAGGTGACCGCGCTCCTCGATCCGTCGCTCCGCCCCGGGCGGCTGTTTCAGATCCGCTCGGAGCGCGTCAACGGGCTGTTTGTCTGTGACTCCGTGCGTTTCCAGGGCGATACCCACGCCCAGCCGTTCTACGCCACCGCCATAGGGATCCGCCGATGAGCAGCGAGACGACGCGCCCCACGCTGGAGGAACTCCTCAGGCTCACGCAGGCGGCCACGCTCGGCCGCATCCACACGGTGACGCCCGCGGTGATCGTGGCCTACGACCCGGTCAAGCAGCGTGCGACGGTACAGCCGGCCATCCGGATCCCGCGAACGAACCCGGAGACCGGCGCCCGGGAGTTCAACAAGGTGGACGTGATCAGCAATTGCCCGGTTCTCTGGCCGAGCGGCGGCGGCTTCTCGATCACTTTCCCCCTCGCCATCGGCGACCCGGTGACGCTCCTGATCGCGGAGCGGAGCACCGACGAATACCGGGCGACCGGCGCGCAGGACGTGAGCCCGCAGGACGCCCGCCGCTTCGACTGGACCGACGCCCTCGTTCTTCCGGCGTGGCGGCCGTTCTCAGATCCGCTCCCCCCGACCGCCAGCGACCCGACCGCGATGGTGCTCTCCGCCTCGGTTGTGAAGATCGGGGACAGCACGGCGTTCGACCCCGTCGTTCTTCAGTCGCTGCTGTCCGGCTTCCTCAGCACGCTGAAGACGTGGCTGGATCTGCACGTCCACACGTCCGCGGCACCCACGGTTCCGACATCGCCGCCCACGGTCCCCTCCCCCGGCGCCGGGACGCTCGGGAGCATCGTCCTCTTGACGAACGGCTAGAACAGCCCGACATCCACGGTTGTCCAGGGCATTGAGTTCAGCGCATCGCCGGAGCGCCGGAGCAGGACGGACGCCCGTTGGCCGGAGGCGAGTTGCGCGAACGCCTCGACCATGACCTCCTGCCGGATCGGGACGAACGCCACGTCGATCCGCACGACGCGCTCAACGCCCGGGCAGGTCTCGATCTCCACCTGGATCGCGGCGCGGAT